CTAGCGCGCATCGGCGGCGGGCGGCGGCGTCAGCAGATAGCCGAGGCCGCGCACGGTCTGGATGATGTCGACGTCGAGCTTCTTGCGGATGCGGCCGACGAAAACTTCAATCGTGTTGCTGTCGCGATCGAAGTCCTGATCGTAGAGATGCTCGACCAGTTCGGTACGCGACACCACGCGCCCGGCATGATGCATCAGATAGGCCAGCAGGCGGTATTCGTGCGAGGTCATCTTGACCGGATTGCCGCCGACGCTGACGCGGCCGGTGCGGGTGTCCAGCATCACCGGCCCGCAGGTCAGTTCGGACTGGGCGTGGCCTGCGCTCCGCCGCAACAGCGCGCGAATCCGCGCCAGCACTTCCTCCAGATGGAACGGCTTGGCGACGTAATCATCGGCCCCGGCGTCGAATCCCTGCACCTTGTCCGACCAGCGGTCGCGCGCGGTCAGGATCAGCACCGGCATGGTGCGCTTGTTGCGCCGCCACGCCTCCAGCACCGAGATGCCGTCCATCTTGGGCAGGCCGATATCGAGCACCACCGCGTCGTAGGGCTCGCTGTCGCCGAGGAAATGGCCCTCCTCCCCGTCGAAGGCACGGTCCACCACATAGCCCGCATCGGTCAGCGCGGTGGTGAGCTGGCGGTTGAGGTCGGGATCGTCTTCGACAACCAGAAGGCGCAAGGGAATCTCCGCGAATGCGAGCGTGCAGACGCCTTAGATGAACGGCGCGGCGGTGAACCGGCGATGAACGGCGTCCCGCGCCGGGTTACATTTTGGTCACGTGGTGACGCGCACGCCGCCCTGTGATGGCCTAGGCCTAACACGCCGCAACGACAGGCCCAACTCATTTTGCCGCCCCCCAGCCGCACAGGCTTTTTCCGGCGGCGTTGTGCTCCTTGACCTGCGCGATGGTCTGCGCGCTGTCCGTGCGCGACCAATAGACCGGCTTGAACGAGCCGCAGGCCACCAGCGCCGGATCAATCGCGCCGGAACCCGTCGTCTGACAGGACGCCAGATGGGTCGCGAGCCAGGTCAGCCCGCACGAGATCGCGAGCCGCGTTGGCCCGCGCGATGGCGTCGGTCGCATCCTGCAATCCTTTCGCGATGGCCTGCGCCGTTCCGGCGTCCATCCATTGCCGGCTGACCGCGTAGTCCGCGATCAGCCGGACGATGGCGAGCAGCGCCGAGACCACGCCGATGATGGCGGAGGCGGTCATTCACGCCGCCGTGGCAGTGCGGTTACGGTCCCACACGAACCACCACGCCACCGAGCCGAGCGACAGCAGGCCGCCGATCAGCGTCGTCGAGGTCTCCTCGGTGAGATAGCCCTTGCCGATCAGCACGCCGCCGGCCGCGTTCAGCACGATGCGCAGCACCTGCTGGATGGAATCCCAGGTCATTGTCGTCTCCGATGATGTGAGGATGCCGGGAGGCCGCCCGGCGCGGGATTAGCTGTGCGCGACCTTCAGGGCGTCGTCCACCTTCCCGGCGAACATCAGCCCTTCAGCCTTGCGGCGGCGAACGAGCCCGGCCAGAGCCCTGCCGCCGGCCCTGTTCCACTTCGCCAGTTCGGACGGCACGGCCGCCTTGTTGCCGGCATTGAGTTTCTTCCACAGCGTCGCCGTGGCGGGGCCGCCGGTGTTGAAAGCCCACGACACCAGCGCGTCGAATTCGCATTGCTTGAGATCGACCCTGGCATGATTGGCGACCCAGCGCTCGAACACCGCCATGTCGCGCGCCAGCGCCGCGTCGCACTCTGCCTGCGACCATATCGCGTTGCCGTCGAACCGCGGCAGGTGATGGTTGGTGTGGCCCCAGCCAATCGTCAGCACCTTGGCTGAATCCCGATAGGGCCTGAAATAGCCCGGCTTTGTCTTGATCGCCGTCATGCAGCTCTCGAACGCCTTGACCAGATCGAGACCGGGTTGAGACATGCGCAGCGCGGATGGCGCCGCCGGAAGGGCTGCGAGGGGCATTGAATTTAGTCCTTTAGTTGAGTGCGAGGGAGTGCGATGCTGATCTTTTCAGCGCGGCGGGATATCCACATTGCGTGTCAGATTGCGCCCGATTTTCAGGAATTCAAAAGTAATGCCCGGCAAGAACGCGCTGGCAAAGACGTGGCTGAGAGCACGAAGCCTGTCTTCTCATCATCGCGGCCGCGAGGTTCTATTCTCGCCGTGTCTGCCTGGTGTTTTTGACTATACCATCGTCAAAATTTGCGAGAGGCTTGGCCTTCGTAGGAAAGCAGATCTGACGAAAAAGACAGTCATCGCCGTTCAATGGAAAGATTCATCCATCGTAGAGCCAATCCCACCGATCAGTGGACTTCGCATCATCAATCACAAATGCATCGACATTACGAAGCGTGCGGTTCAAACAAAATTTGCAGAGATATTCGGATACGCCTTAGCCGCAGATCCAACGATCCCCGGCAATCGAATCGTTCGAAAATCAAACCTAAACGCCACACATGATGGTGTTATCTTTGACACCCCGGCTCAGGCTGAGCCGGATTACGTCTATGAAACCCTCATCCACAATCAAATCAACGAGCGGTTCGTCGAGGACATTCGCGTCCCTGTCATTGGAAGTCAGATTCCTTTTATCTATCTCAAGAGACGGCCGATCGAGATACGTTTTACCGACAAGCAATCATTTGTCGAAAGGACAGTTCCGGAAAATTGCTTTTCTGCTCCGGAGATCGAACTGATCAAGATTTTCGTGGAGTCCATGGGCGCCGATTTCTGTGAATTGGATATTCTGCGCGACTGGAAAAGTGGCCTCATTTATATCGTCGACGTGAACAAGACGCCGTATAGCTCGGTCAAGAAATTGAGTTTTCTGGAAAAAATGCGCGCCGTCGATAAACTTGCTGCCGCTTTCGAAAGTGAATTCCTTTCCTAAATTTCCAGCTTCTTCCGGTCATCGATCCGACGCCCGCGCGCTTCTTAAATATTGCGTGAAAACGGCGGGCAGCGCGATGCGCGCCGCCGGAAGGCCACGCTCGGCATTGGATTTGTCTTTCTTCAAGTAAGAAATCCGCCTCAAGGGACGGCGGTCATGACAAGCGGCTGCAGCGATCCCTGCGACGACTTCTGCCGCTTGATAGCGGGCTTTTCGTTGACAACAGGAAAAGACCTTGCCCTAATTTACGCCATCTCTTCTCTGGAGGAAAAATTGAGCCGATTAAGCAGAGCCGTTCGTAAAATTCTCAAATCCAACAAACAAAGAACTCCGTTACCATTAGCAACGTCAACCGAGTTCCCTTCCGTCATTGATGTTCCAGCCGAGGCACCTCCCGTTATAGATGCTCGAACCGAGTTACCTCCGGTCATAGATGTTCCAATCGGATCAACTCCCATCATGGATGCCTTTGAGGCTCTCAATTTTGGCAATGATGGCCACGCGGCTGGCGCATTTCCCACCAGCGTTCTTAAAACCATCGAAGCTTGTCTACCGCGCGAGATGGTGCGCACCGCTGAAACCGGCTGCGGAAAAAGCACGATACTGTTTTCGAACGTGTCTAACGAACATCATGTTTTTTCATATGATGATCGCGAACTGTCCCACTCATCGGTCGCGTTCTATGAATCTTGCGAGTTAACACAACTCAGCAAAATCGAGCCCCACTTCGGAGCCACACAGAAAGTCGTTCCCGCTTATAGCCATCAGCCATATGACGCGGTCTTAATAGACGGCCCTCACGGATGGCCTTTCCCGGAACTCGAATACTACTTTTTCTACCCGCATATCCGTACAAACGGGATCCTGATTATCGACGACGTTCACATTCCGACTATCGGCCGGATGGCGGATATCATCGCAGAAAATGAGATGTGGAGCTTTGTCGGACTGGCGGGTATTACGACCGCTATTTTTAAACGGACCGACGCTCCGGTATTCGACCCTTATTGCGACGGCTGGTATATGCAGACATACAATCGCCGTCGCCTATCTTCCAAGAACAGTTTTTTTGTTTCGAATGGAAAGGTACAAGATAAATTCACAAGCATGAAACTAAACGACAGACTGCATGGCGAGTGAGGGGAAATACCGGCTTGCGATCCACAAAAGGTGCAGCAACAATCGACTGAATCGAACTTGCGCCGGAGTGACATTATGATTGGCTCGTTATTTGACCGCTTTAGAAAAACGGCGCCTTTGGAATACGAGCTGGACATACCGTTTGAAGATATGAACGCCTTCGTCGCATGGGCTCAGAGCAACAGGAACGTTCTAGGCCACGATTTTTCAACGACAGTTTACGAGAACACGCTTGCGAAGGGATTTATCGAGCCTCTAACGCATATCAAGGTTGCTCCGCAGAACGTAACGCCGGACGAGAATTATAGAGAGGGCCTTGGATACGACGGCATCAACTCTCGAATGAGGGCGGTATTGTTGTGTATCGAGAAGCTTCAACGAGAGATGCCGATCCAGTGGGTCTACGCCGCCGAATCCGTAACAGCCATGGCTCGGCGCCTTCGAAATGCATTTCCTTGCTTCATCGGCTCGGAATATCTTGATTTCGATCAACGCAATGGCGCTATCCGTCACGAAGATCTGACCGCCCTTTCCTTCTCGGACAATACATTCTCTCTCGTCAGCACTAACGACGTTCTTGAGCACGTCCCGGATATCGATGCCTGCCTTCGGCAGATCGCAAGAGTTCTAAAATCCGGCGGGTGGCACATCGGAACGGTGCCATTCAACAATCACAGCAATTCAATCATCCGATCCGCCATCAGAAACGGCGAGGTTGTTCATCTGATGCCGCCAGAATACCACGGCGATCCCGTCAAGGGAGATACCTCATCTCTGGTCTACGAAGTGCCAGGATGGAATCTCCTGGATCGCGCTCGCAAAGCCGGGTTTTCCCAAGCGACCATGAGACTCATCGCCTCCACCAAGCACGGCATCATAGCGACCAACGAGCCTGTTTTTGTCATGGCTTTTCAGAAATAAAGAGCCTGATGACGATTATTCCGGCGCAAGCACAACCGACGGCTCGGCATCGATCACCGCAGCACGCTCCGCCACGGGAAACGCGCCCGGGAAGATCGGCATTCCGCTCAGTCTCCACAGCCGGATCAACTCCCGCGCTGGCCGGCCGCAACGACCTAGCGCCCGGATTTGATCGGAACAGCCGGCGTGCTAAGACGGCCTGAAATTTCCGAGGCGCGCGATGTTATCTAACCTGTCAGATGTGTTTCAGCCGGCCGTCTTCCGCCAGGAAGACGAGGAAGCCGTTCTGGCAGGGCACTTTGCCAATCGCATCGGCGGCTACTTCGTCGAAGTAGGCGCCTATCATCCAACGATCCTGTCGCAGTCGAAGCTTTTGGAAACCCGTGGCTGGACCGGGATCATGGTTGAGCCGCTGGCCGATCAGGCGAAAGTCCTCCGCGAACAGCGAACCTCGAACGTGGCACAGGTCGCCTGCGGATCTCCTGCCCAGCATGGCACGACCATCCAGATCGGACGTCTGGGCGGCCTGAGCACATTGCGCGCGGATCGTCTGAGCGAAGACCGGCGCTACAACACGTTCGAGACCGTTCAGGTGGTCACACTCGATTCCATTCTTGAGGCAGATCAGCCCCCGTCGATCGACTTCGTCTCCATCGACGTCGAAGGCGGGGAACTCGATGTCCTCGCAGGGTTCGATCTTGCGCGCTGGAAGCCAGGCCTCCTTCTGATCGAGGACCACATCGAGAACGACGATATCCATCGGCATATGAAGCGGAATGCCTATCGCCGCGTCCGCCGCACTGGCGACAACAGCTGGTACGTTCCGAACGAAACACCCTTCCCCATGAGCGTCTTCGGCAGGTGGCAAATTCTCCGGAAATACTATCTTGGGCGCCCGCTGCGCGCGCTTCGCACCCGAAAATTCCGGGCCAGCCTGCTGGCCGATAAAACCTGACCGATGGCGGCGGGCGTTCCGTCGCCAATGGAGGTTCTTTCGCCCTTGCGTGCGAGGGGTGGCGGTAATATCGGGTCGAGGCAGCGGAGTTTGTTACCAGGAGCAACGTCAGATCGAGATTGCCCTCCCGATCATGATGAGAACAGCCTCATGATGAGAACAGCCTCATGATGAGAACAGCTTCCAGAAACTCCGACGGAGACTAAAGCCCCAGCCATCGCGGCGGCGACAGCAGGTCTCCATCGCCTCCAGAAACAGGCTGAAAATATTGTCATCCCGAAAGGTGGATTCCGCATACGCCTTCCCAGCATGGCCGATGACACCGCAGTCCGTTGAAAGCAGATGCTCGACGGCCGGAACGAGAGAATCCGGCTCGATCAAGATCACTCCCGGAGGCGGCTCAAGGCGCGGGAAAGTGGTTTTGAACGCGACAACAGGAACACCGGACGCAAGGGATTCCGCGAACACTCTCGGAAAACCCTCGTAGGTTGACGGATGAACCATCAGGCGCGACCTCGCGATATGTCGGTAGACATCGACCCCCGCGCACTCACCCGTGAACGTGAAAGCTCCGGCGCTGAATCCCTTCGCCATCTCCTCGACGTCCGGTCGTTTTTCACCTTCACCCACGAAACAAAGCCGATACTTTTCTCCGAGCGGGATAAGCGCCGCCTGGTTCTTGCGCGGTTCGAACGTGCCTATGTTGACAATATCGTAGGTCTTGCTCTCAGCCTCGGCGTCCTTGAGCGCCGTCCAGTTCACGAACTTCGGAAAAACCGACCACCCCTTGAGTCGGGGAAATAACGCGACATCCGATTGGCCAGCATATTCGCAAAGGAGATAGTCGATCCTCCCGTTGATGGCGGGATGCTGCCCTTCACCGCCCGCGATCAGGATGACCGGGGTTGAGACCGGCAACGCTGCCGCGGCCGTATGACACATCGCATAATCCGCGCCGCGGATGACCACGACGTCCGACTTATCCCTCAAGACAGCATCGATCAGCGCTTGCGATGTCGAAAGCTGATCGTAGGGCACTGGTCCGTCGGTGGGAAATGCCGGATCAGGCCGGTGTCGTCCGGCTTCGGAGACGTATGCGGATATGCCCGAAAGGCAACAGCATCGTGACCCAGCGCTGAAGCCACTCGATCAGCGCTGCTTCCCGAAACGCGGCCCGGAAGCCCGCCCCCGTCGCCGCCATGACGATTCGAACGCGAAATGTGCTCTGCATCACCAACACCGAATTCAGCACGATGGCCGAACAAACATCATATCTCAATGCAATACAATCGATAGAACGACGATGGAGATCACAGGTACTGCCCTCCTGTTGCCGATGTTCCAGCCGCATTGCCCGGAAAATAGGATGCAACGCCGCCGTTCGTGAAGATGACGCCGTTTCCGCTCGCGTCGTAGCGCTTCCCCGTCGCCGTTCCCGTAATTGTCATGCCGAATGCATCAATGAGTCCGGCACGCTCCGCCATGGCGAACGCGCCAGAAAATGCCGGCGTTCCGACGACCGTGAGGCTGTAGTTCGATGTTCTGATCACACCTCCGGATGAGCGCATATGATGCTGCGCGGATCCGACAATCGAATAGTTTCCAACCGCGTAAATCTTGCCCAGGCTTTGCGTAAACATATGGCGATATGCGCACGCACCGAAGTTGATGTTGTCGAACTCGATATGTCCGGAGGTCTGCGTCGCGAGGGTGTTGCCCGTGGTCGTTGTTCTCAACTCCATGTCCTTGATGGTGACCAGCCCGCCAGACTCCGCCATGAAGGCATCGTTAGACGTGACCGAGACAATGACATTGCCGGGTGTCCCTGAATTTCCTTTGATGACGAATTTGGATGCTGCGGTGATGCCGACGCCGGGGCCGATCCGCCCCCCGACACCGTAGGTTCCGTCGGCCACCTGAATGGTGACGATGAAGCCGAGAAAATCGAGTGTTCCGAGCGCGACGTCGATGGCCTTCTGGATGGTGGCGAACGCCCCGCCCGAGGTGTTGGCGAGCCCGCTGTTGCCGTCGTTGCCGTCGGTGCGCACATAATAGGTGCGGTTGGCGGTGAGAAGTTCGCGGCTCGCGCCGGCCGGCCGCGCCAGCGCATGCCATCGCGACGCGGTGCCGTCGTAGCGCAGCAGCACGGCCTGTTTCGCGCCGACCGCGACGTCGCCGCCGAGTGCGAAGCGGTTGGCGGCGGTGGACGCCGCGCTCTCGTTCAGCAGCGTGACGATCTGGCCGCCGGTGTTGAGCAGAGACACGACGCGGCCTTCCGCGCCGCCGGCGAGGCCGGACAGGCTGCGCGCCGCGTCCGACGACACGTTGACCACCGATGCGGTGCCGAGGCCGGCGGGATTGTAGTCGTTCTGGTTGGCGGTGATCTGCGCCGGCGCGATGATCCCGGTCAGGGACAAGCCGCGCGCGAAGGTGGCATTGCCGCTGGCCTGATCGAAAGTCATCGCCTCGGTGAAGGTCACCCCGTCGTCGGAGACTTTCAGCTTGAATTGATCGGAGCTTACGAGGCCGAACTCGGCGCGGCCCGACAGCGCATCGGAGAAGATCACCGAAGCGACGTTGGCGCTGCCCTCCTTGGAAATCTGCAGGCGCATGTCGCCGGTGCCGCCATCTACCACCGTGATTGCCTTGAACAGCGCGGCGTTGGAGGCAAGCGTCAGCAGGTTCGGTGCGGTCGCGGTGGCGTTGATGCCGAGCTGGTCGACGCTGCCGGTGAACGGCCCGCCCCCACCGCCGCCGTCCGCGACCGGTGACCACGCCGCGCCGTCATAAACCAGCAGCGCGCCGCTCGCCGCGCTCCACGCGCACCAGCCCGGACTGGGAGCGAAGAAACGCCACACGCCGTCCTCGCACACCGCCAGCGCAGCCGCACGCCCCGCCCACGCCCCGGTCGCACTGCCCGGGACAATGTAGCGGTCGCCCTCCGACGGCGACGGCGGCGGCGCGGTGAGCGCGTCATCGAGCACGCCGATGTGCACGACGCTGTCGAGAATCCGCAGCGCCTCGTTGTGGGTAACGTGTTTCTGCGCCTGGCTGCCTTCGATGAACGGCAGGCCGAGATGAACTGTGTCTGTCATGGTCGCTCACACTGCAAGGGAAAACGCGGCGGGATGGCCCCGCCCCACGGAACTTGAAATCTGCGCGACGCGGCCGTGCAGCACGATCTGCGGCGCGCCGAAATCGGCGAGTTCGTCGGCGCTGGTATAAAGCGCCGATGGCGTCGTCGTGGTGAGGGTGCGCACCACCGTTTCACCGGACAAAATGTCCACGGCATAAGCTTCGTTGTCCTCGCCGAGCGGCACGTCCACGCCCCAGGCGTCGCCGTCGCGCCGCGTGCGCCGGACCCACGCGATGCGGATGCCGTCGCCCGTGCGCGTCGCGCGCACATGCACCGGCGACAGCGGCATCAGCGCCACCGGACGCGGCGTCACCGTCAGCGACAGCGCCGAGGGATCGTCATGGCTGCGCCCCGCAGCAACGAGGCGCAGGTCAACCGGCCGCTCCAGCGCGCCGATCCCGCGCGCCAGCACCGTGACGTGATCGTCGAGCACCACGAACGGCGCGCCGGCCGGCAGCGGGGTGGCGATAGCGTATTCGCTGCCCGCCTGCCCGCGCAGGAGCTGCGACAGCCGCCAGGTTCGCTCGTCCACCAGTTCCGCATTGGCGAATTGCAAAATCTCCCAGTCGCCGGCGTCGTTGAGCACGGCGGCGGCGTTGGCGCCGTCGAGCACGCGCGCCTCGGCGGCCGACGACAGCGCGCCGCCGGAGAGCCGCACGCGGACCGCGCCGCCGCGATCCCAGCAGGCGACCGGCCCGGCAGACAGCGCATCGAGCGTCTCGCCGATGATCGAAGGCGCATAGGCGGTGGCGATGCGCTCATAGCTGAGGCCGTCGATGGAGCGCCACACCGCCATCGCGCCCGGCCACGGATCGGCGAAGATCGCGAGCCGCGTCAGCACCGGAGGATCGGACGCATCCAGCGACGGCAGATCGAGCACCATAGCCTGCGCGGGACCGAGCGCCGGCGGAATCTCCGGCGCTTTGAGGCGCGGCGCGAACAGCGGCACCGAGAATACCTCGGGATCGATGCTGCGCGCCTTGACCTGACGCGAGGTGGTGTCGATCAGTTCGTCGATCTCGAACAGCCGCCGCCGGCCGGCGACGGTCAGCCCGACCACGTCGCCCGGCGCGAGCGCGAGGCGGTTCATGCCGAGGGTGAATTCGGCGCTCTCGCGCCCGGCCCACAGATCCTGCAGCCAGATGTCCGCGCGCCGGGTGGCGGCGGCATCGTCGGTTACCACCGCGACATCCGCATGCACTACACGGCGCGCGCCGCCAACCAGCCGCCGCGAGGTGACGGCGGCGCGGCGATAATCGGCCGCGCTGTCACTGAAGCCGAAGCTCACCTCGCGCGGTAGTTCGGTCTCCTGCCCGCGCGTCAGCCGCGCCGGCGCGCCGCTGCGCGGTTCGACCAGTTCGTCCTCCGCGATCTCGGCGACCGGCGCACCGCCGCGCGGCACAAAGGTCAGTTCGCCTCCGGCGGCGGTGGCATCAAAAGCATAGGTCATGGCCAACGGATCGATCATCGCGCGCGGCGACATCGGCCGGTCCACCACATAGCCGTCGCAGCTTTCGCCCAGGCTGTTGGTGCGCGCGCCGGCAACGCCGCAATCGTCGAGAATGGCGCCGACCAGCGCATCGAGCGGCGCGGCTCCGAGCCGCCCGGTCAGCCAGTGGCCGGTCTGCCAGTGGCCGGCGTCGCTCCACACATCGGCCGCCGCCGGAAACACCGCATAGGGCCGCGCGTCCCAGGTCCACAGATGCAGCGCGGAGACATCGACCATTCGCCCGCCATAGACCGGCGACACCGGATTGAGTTCGTCCGCGCCGAACGCCGGATCGAACGCGGCGATGACGGTCTCGATATAGCGGCGCTGGATCAGGTCGTCGCGGCGGCCGTTGGAAAAATACGGGATGTTGCCCTCGGCGGACTTCGCATCGGGAAACACGCTCGGCTGGTTGGCGCCCTTGTCCACGGCGGGGCAGCCAAGTTCGGTCAGCCAGATCGGCTTGCCGCGCGGCGTCCATGCCGTCGCGCTGCCAAGCTCGACGCCATCGACGCGCTCGACATGCGCGTTTGCCCACCAGTTCCACAAATCCTTGGCGCGATAGATCCACGGCTTGCCGAAGCCGTCGGTGATGGCGGCGCGCGCCTGCGCGGCGCGCGCGTCGGCGTCGGCGTAATACCAGTCATAGGCTTCGCCACCGGCGAGATTGGCGGCGAGATAGCCTCGATCGTGGATCGACGACGCCACGGCGGCATCGCTGTGTCCGGCATCGTCGCGCCAGTCGGATAGCGGCGCGTAATAATCGATGCCGACCGCGTCGATGGCCGGCGACGCCCACAGCGCATCGAGCGGGAAGCGCACTTCCGTCGCAGCGCCGTCCACCACATGCGCGCCGTATTCGGTCCAGTCCGCGCCATAGGTCACCACCGTGGCGGCGCCGACGACAGCCTTTACATCCGAGGCCAGTGTCGCCAGCGCTGCCACGGCGGGATACACACCGGACGCGGAGCGGACGCGCGTCAGCGCCTTCAGCTCCGAGCCGATGAGAAACGCATCGACGCCGCCGCTCGCCTTGGCGAGGTTGGCGTAGTGCAGGATCATGCGGCGGTAGTTCCAGCCGTTGACGCCGCCGCCGGAAAAGAAAGTCGCAATCTGCGTCGCTGCCGTGGCGGTGCCGTCCGGCGATCCGGCGACACCGGGCGCGGGATCGCAGGTGATGCGGCCGCGCCAAGGAAACGCCGGTTGCGACGCCGCGCCGCTCCACGGATCGGGGCGCGCGTTGCCGGGCGGAATGTCCATCATCAGGAACGGATAGAGCGTGACCTTGAGGCCGCGCGCCTTCAACTCCGCGATCAGGTGACGCACGCTGTCGTCGGACGGCGTGCCGCCATAGGACGGGCGGCCGTCGACGCTCGACACCACATAGGCCAGCGGCCGGCTCACGCCCGCCACCATCCACCTGCCGCCGGACGTGATCTTGATGGCGTTGTCCACGCCGGGCCGCACCGTGCAGTTGCCCGCGCGCAGATCGTTGCCGAACCATGCCACCACGATGGCGACGCGCTCCAGATGAGGACATGTCGCCTGCAGATCGTCGAGGGAGGCGATCACGTCGGTGGCGGCGCTGGTGACGTGGCGGTTCTCCGGCGCGGATGTGCCAGGACCCAGCACCCGCACCACCGCCGAGGTCTCGTAGCCGAACTCGGTGGTGCCCGGAATGAGCGTCACCGCGCGCGCCATGCGCTCCAGCCGGCCGATCGGTCGCACGATCTCGAACGACAGCTGCGGAATGCGGTTGCCGAAATCCGCCAGCGGCAGGCGCTCGAACACGACATAGGCGAGCCCGCGATAAGCGGGCGCATTGGCCGCGCCCTCCTTGGCGACGATGAGGCCGTCGGCCGCCTGATCCTCGCGACCGCGATGTACGCGCAGGGTAAGACCGGAGACGTCGAGCAGCTTGCCGTCCGCCCAGATGCGTCCGACATGACCAATCTCGCCCTCGCACAGGCCGACGGCGAAATTGGCGTAATAGGAATAGGTGGTCGTAGTGACGGAGCCGCCGCCCATGCCGCCGCCCTTTCCGCCCGCACTTTGCGTGCGCGTGGACACGACTTCCTGCAGCCGCGTCGCCCAGATCACCTGCCCCGCCAGCCGCGCGCGGCCATAGACGCGCGGTACCGGCGCGCCTTCGGTGGAGGCCATAACGTCGAGATCGGCGAGGCGCGGCCCCTGCACGTTGCGATCCGGTGCGAACAGCGCGCGGTCGAGCATGTTGCCGGCGAGCGCGCCGGCGATGCGGCCGGCGATGGCCCCGACCGGGCCGAACACCGCGCCCACGGCCGCGCCGGCTACGGAAAGAACGAGAGCTGCCATGGAGACTCATCCAATCGATCGGAAACGAGAAACGGAACGCGGGGAGCGAGGTTCAGTCCGCGATGCCCGGAAATCGGAACGCGGCGGCGAGCCGCCGTCGCCACCACGGTGACAGCGCGACCTCGCACACCGCCGCGCCGTCATGGGCGTGGATCATGGTGCCCTCGCCCGTGGCAATCGCCGCATGCTTGGCGACGTATCCGTCGCGCCAGCGAAACAGCAGCACGTCGCCGCCACCGATGCGCTCGCCGTCGACCGGCGCGAGATGGCGCGCCGCCGCCGCGATCAGCGTGTCCGCGCCGGTAGCCTCCGCCCAGTCCGGCGCATAGGGCGGCGGCAATTCGGGCTCGCGGCCGACGCACACGCGCCAGACCCCGCGCACGAGGCCGAGGCAATCGCAGCCGATGCCTTTCAGCGAGCCCTGATGGCGATAGGGCGTGCCGATCCAGCTCCGCGTCTCGGTGACGAGGGCGGCGCGGGTCAGAAATTGGGACATTGGAAATATCCAACTGAGTTTTGAAACGGCGCGATGCGCGCCCTCTCCCGCCTTGCGGGGAGAGGTAAAGAAAGCGACGCTCGCATCCGTCACCGATATTGCTTCACCCCATCCGCGAGCGGCCGTCATTGCCCGCCCCCGCCTTCGCAGCCGCGATGACGAAATCATTGCCGGGAATGTGCGGGAAGCCGCGAAAGTTGACGGCGTTGGCGAAGCGGTCGCAGCAGGTGGCGAATTGCTTGTCGCAGCCGGCGGTGATGGTGAAGCCGTCGCCGCTTGCGACCGGTTCAGGCATCGCCTGCCACAGCGACAGCCGCGCCTGGCCAGAAACCAGGGTGTGTTGCTTGATCTCGATCGACAGGCCGGCATTGCTGCCGCTCGTCCATGTCAGCCGGCCGTTGGTGAACCAGCCATCGGCAAACCCATCGAGACCTGCCGCGACGAAGGCCGAGGTCGCCTCGATGCCCGCCACCGCGCCCGCACCGCAAAATGCCGGCGACGCGAGATCGATGCGGCAACGTGCGTCGCCGAGATCGGCGTGGCAGCGCGCGGTGTAGAGCCGGCCGCTGTCCTGCGCCAGCGCGTCCGCCAGCCCGCGCAACTCGGCGGTGAACGCCGCGCCTTCGCGCCGCACCTCCCCGAGAGTGGCGCGCGCGGTCAAGACCCGCAGCGACACGTCGCTCCAGTCCACCAGCCAGGTCTCGACGCTGGCGGCATCGTAGCGCCCCGCGGCGAGATCGGCCTCGAGCAGAGATGTATCCGACAGCGCGCCGGCGATTTCCGCGCCGTCCACCGCGAGGTCGAACCGGCTGGTGGCCTCCGAGGCAGTGAAGCCGGTGCCGGCGACGCAGGTGACGCCGTCGATAACGAGATCGCCATCGTGATCGGTAAAGCCCTGCACCACGCCGTCGCGCCGCCTCAGCGTCCAGCACTGGCACAGCGTGGTGACGCCGCTATCGAGCTTCGCCTGAAGCGCGGACGGAACGGGTCTCATGGCTGGATCTCCACCAGCGGGATTTTCGGGATCGCGCCGGCGGCGAAGGCCGACAGGTCGACTTCGAGATAGTCGGTGTCGAAGCGCACCGGCACGTCGAACAGGAAGCCCGCCGTCACCGCCGCGCCGCTCGCGGGGATATGTCCGGGCAGGAACGTCACCACGCCGGTGGTGGTATCGCAGGTGAACGCGGTGCCGATCGGCACCTCGCCGCCGGCGACGGCCACGCGCACGCTGCCCGGCACCGGCTTCGACACCGGCCGCGCATAGGGCGCGTGCGTGCCGCCGTAGGTCTTCATCAGCTGAAACGTTGCGCGCGCGCCATCGCCGACGCCGAGCGGCTGATCGAGCGGCGACACCGCCGCGCCGGGTTGCGCCGAGGAATGATCGAGCCGGTCGCGCCAGCGAAAGCCGTAGAGTTGGCCGCGCCGCTCCTCGAAGAACGCCACGACCTCCTGCAACGCCGCCAGCGTCTTGACGCCGTAGCCGGCATCGAAGCGGCGGCGCGAATGCGCCCAGCGCGCATTGCGCTCCTCGCGGCCGGAGCCGAAGCTCACGATGTC